AATCTATTATCATCAGAATCTGCTTCTCTATAAATTCTATTTTCAGCATTTTTAATTATAGTATTTAAAATACCTGTAGACAAAACTCCACTATCTACTTCTGTGTAGCTTCTAATATCATCTTGTAAATTTGTTAAAGTATATGCCATTATGCTTGTTGTGTTACAGGTCCTGCTGTAACAAAGTCTCCTCCAAAGTTTCCACTTAACGTTGGAGTAGATCCTAACTCAAACGTATAAGTATTTGTAGTTACACTTGTTATACTAAATCCTGACGCATTTTCAAACACTGTATAAGCTAATGCTCCAGGACTTCCATCAACGTTTCTAAATCTAACTGTTTCAGAAACTGCTCTACCATGACTTGGTTCTGTTATCGTAATTGTTTGATCACTTGCAGTAATAGAAAAAGGATTGCTTGGTAGTAAATTTTGTGTTGCAGGTTCAGTTCTATCTGGTCTTGCATTCATCAATCCTTGTGGATCACCTGTGTATCTTGAAGGTTCTAATTGTGGCTGCTTTGCTTCGAATTCAGAAATGTGAACAAAGGATCCATTCCATTCTTTAACCATTTCATTGTAAGGAAACTCCATACCAGATCTATCTGATATTGCTTTTGCGTATTTTCCACTAGATAGCTTTGCCATTATATACTCGGATAATATGTTTTAGGTGTTATGAAAGAACTAGTAGAAGAACCATCTTCCTCTAAAGCTCTATTTAATTCATCTTCGTAAAGCATCTTTAACATTTGAACTCTATCTGGTGCAAACTTAACTGCTAAATAATAAGCTAAACCTGCAATCATACATGGTACAAATCTATATGGTACATCTGCATCGTTTGTGTAATCACCTGCATCTTGAATTCTTTTTACATAATAATAGTTTATAAATTTACCTGCTTCACTTGTTCCTGGTGTTAAATATAAAGTGATTGTAATTTTATCTATAAATCTTTGAACAAAATATTGCGTGGGTTGACCCGTAGAAGTTTTATTTGATAACGCTTGATAAGTAGATCTGTTTATTTTTGTTAAAGGTGTGTCTATGTTAGAAGAGTTTCTAAAAGAAGCTTCTAATATATCATCAACACCATAGATAGCAGTGGCATCAGAAGTGCCATCAGATGTAGATCTAAACATTGTGTATGTTGCTTTATCTGAAACAAGTGTAATACTATTATTTGCAACTTCCCAATAATGCAAACCTCTATTAGCCCATTCTTGAAACATAATGTTTAAAGAACGTCTAGCTCCTTTTAATTGATAACCAGATACACCTTGAATTCCTATTCTCTCATATGATTCTTCAACAATATCAGAAATAGAAAAACCTTTTTCAAATACAGTTGTACCAGAGGTAGTGTTAGCCATTTAACCTCCTATTTATCTATTAATAATGTTGCACCTGCAATGTTAGAAATAGCTGACACAGTCATTCCACCTTCAAATACAACACCATCTTCTGGAATGTTGAAAGCAAAAACATCACCATTAGGACAATCGCCCTGAAATTGTGTTGCTGAATTTCCGTCTTGTAAAGTTATTGAACCTGCTCCACCACCATCAGAAGCTAAGATCATTCCTCTTAATCTAGTTCTTCCTGCAAATACAGAACCTGTTCCTGTAACTCTAACTGCTTTTACGTCACCCTTCATAATTATTCTCCTAAAATTTATGTGGACCCGAAGGTCCACACTAAATTAATTAACCTTCTAAACCAGCGTCAACAACTGTGTATGTAAATACACCAGTTACTGTTCCGCCTGTAGCTGCAGATGAACCAACTTTACCTGTAACAGTAGAAGCTGCAGTAATTCCTCCTGCAACGACTAATGCACCGTCAGCACCTTTTAAAGTACCTTTAGTATCACAATCGACTTCATTAAAGAAACCATCATCGTCTGCTGATGTTCCAATATCTACTGTTGGGTTAGTACCACCTGAAGATCCTCCAATAGTCATGAAAGAAATTGGCACAGCACCTGTTGGTAAAACAAAAGTTTCACCTGAAGATGATGAAGTTCCGATTCTAACATCTGTTGCAGAAGCAGCAGTTGGGTCAAATGAAATAACTTCTGATAAAGTTACAACACTTGGTGTTGCGTTTCCTTTTCCAGCACCGCCATTTGATCTAACGATACCTTGGAATGTAGTTGTAGCCATAGTATTATCCTCCTAATTACGTTTATATAGTCTTTAGGCCGTCGCTATACGCGTCTATATAAACTTATTTGTATAGATTTATTTTATATACCAGATTTTAATAGAGTGCAAGAGAGCCTACGATGTGGAGTGGAATTTTTCCAACGATGTAGCTTTTTGTTTAAGTAGCTACAGAAACTTGTGGTTCAGATCCCTCAATCTTATTTTGCAGATGTGCTTTCTTAGCTTCTGCAAGTTTGATATGGCTAATTACTTCTCTAACTTTTCTGTCGATCTTAACCATATTAAGAGTATATCTACCCTCTTTAAGATGATCCTGTTCCCACTCTAAGTCCAGACCCTTCTTCTTCGTGTAAAGGTCTTGTAGATGTTGATCCATCTATAACCTCCTCATAGGTTATTCTTTTCACTCTTGGGTCGTTCATTTCTCCAAGATGTTCCCATTTTATATCATTTTGTCCTAGTTTGTCAACTATGGCATTTTCAATATCTAATGGTAAATCAATGCTATTTATTACAAAATCTGCATGTAATTGATAGGCATATATTTTTACTCTGAACTTTTTAGGGTGCATTTTTTCTTTCTATTTATTAATTGGGGCGGAACTGTGTCCGCCCCAAAAATTATATATTAAGCACCTGGTGATGCAAAAATACCTCTAAAGTCAGAAACTCCGAAAGAGTATCTTTCTCTAGCTTTGTATCTTACGTTACCAGTATCGAAATCACCTTCCATCGCTGTTTTGATAGGAGATCTTTCGAAATACTTCATGCCGTTAGGTACATCAGTAATAATGTAGAACGCATCTGTGTCAGTTAAAAAGTTATTAACTCTGTAACCTTGTGGGATCATACCCATAGACACGATTGCGTTAACATCATTGTCTGCTGTTCCAACTCTACCTTGAGACTTCATTAATCTCTCAGCTGTGAATTGTAACTCAGAAGGAATAATCATTTTAACACCTCTTGCAGCAATTTTTAGACCTCTTTCGTCTGTCATCGCAGCAATGTCAATTAATGATTGCTCTAATGAAGTTTCATTCAAGTCAGCCGCTGTAGCTAAAGTATTAGATACAGTTCCTGAGATTGTCGGGTGAGAAGTGTTAAATAAAGATACACCATCACCTGATGTGAAGCTTCCAGATGGTAAACCGTTGATTAACGGATTAACAGCTTTAACTTGTTTAGTGTTCGCCATAGATCTAGCTAACGCTTTTGTATATCTTGAAGATATTTGATCATACAAGTTATCTTCTACCGCTTCCTCAGTTATTGCAAAGGCAAGAGCTATAGTCTCGTGACTGTATCTCGCAGTGTAAGTCTCTTGAGCATTGTCAAAAGTTACTCCACTTCCTTCTGGTTTAACTTGAGCTTGAGCGAAGCCAGATAACATAACTTCTTCTTCAAACGCTCTGTCTGAAGATTCAGTAGTGTATATTTCAGCGTGCTGATTCTCATAACGTTTATATTCCAGACCGAATAATGCATTCAAACCTGGCTCTAGTTCTTTAACTAGTTGTCCTCTAGATATTGCCATAGTTATCCTCCTTATACTCCGGCTGTTGCTTTTAGCTGATGCTCGTTAATCATAACAACCAAGTTAACATTTGCAGAACCTGCAGTGTTATTATTGATGTCTTTTGATATAGCGAGTATTCTTAATTGTGCAGTGCCAGTTTTCTGATCAGAAAAATCTAACTCAACTTGAGATATAAAATCTGGAGAAGATCCTGCTGCGTACACAATATCAGCGTTTAGACCGACGTCTGCTGCTGCAGTTGCGCCGTCTGATTGTATTTCAAACCTTTCATACGGGTCATCAGATACGAATCCAACAATGTCTGTTGCAGTGTTAGATGCGTTTAAGTGATTCGCATAAGTAGGCTTGCTTGATGAAGCGTCAGTAAAGAATACACCGTTTAGTGATCCTAATAATGCATCTGATGCTGCAGCTACAGTGATTGTTCCAGTTGCTGCCAATTCGACAGGGTCTTGGAAGTAAATCGCGTCAGCTGATGCTGCGATGCTATATTCGGATAAACCTTGAGCGTCTCTATTCTGACCAACTTTGCCAATTGGTTTTAAACCAAAGGCTGCGTCTTTGTTTGCCATAGTTGTTGTCCTCCTTAGACATTTAAGTTTATCCGGCGGTTAGGAATTGTTAAAAAATTAACTTTTCTTTGAGCCACCGAAGGTTGTGCTAGTCTGTCGATCTATATTGATCGGCATACTACGATGCTGTTCCTTCTTGAGATCGTTATCGATTGCCTCGCTCTTATCGTCGTGCATTTGTCGATAGTGTGCATTTCTTTGCTCTGCGAACTCTTCGGGTATCCTTCCCAGCAAAAGGCCACCAACTCCTATAATCCCCTTGTATTTACCATCTTCAATAACCGGGTAATTAGGAAACTCATCAGCTCTCACTAATTCATATCCTTCTCTAAGTTTACCAGTAACGTTTCTTGTGTCCTGATAACCTTGAACCTCGGCTCTGATCCATTTGTAACGGTATCCGTCCTTTGCAGGGGGAGTATCTAAATTGTTGGATCGTTGCCAAACTTTTGGTCTTTCACTTTTAGACCTTGATTCAGCGGCACGAGAAGCTCTTTTATCGTTTTCGTTTTCCATATGCTTATGCTCCTTCCGTGTTCATTAATCGTTTTTGTTTTGCATATTCATCGAGTGACACACCTAATTTTTTAGCAATTGCTACCTCAGACGGTGTGAGTCTTTGGACTTTGCGACCTGTCTTACTACTACGCGTTGCTGATGCAACAGTTTGAGTAGGTTTATTTGTCGTATCTTCTGTATTCTTAGCAAATTTGTGAGGGAATTCAAGAGCTATTCTTCTATCTATTTCCTGATAATATTCATCTGGATGAGAGATAGGATCATAACCTTCTTCCTCAGTCAATTGTCTATGAATGGCTTTTGCACCCTCTGTCATAACAACATCTTTGTTAAACCATGTGTTTTTATCCGCCCATTCTTGAGCTTTAGGGTCTATTCTTCGTTGTTGAGGGGTATATTGTTCTTCCGGTTGTTCAATAGGCTTTTCTTCTTTTTTATTTGTCTCTTTAATTTTCATATCAGACAATCTAGCCTCTTCATAACCTAATCTAGATATCTCTGCTTGTGCAGCAACTTCAGCTTGAAGATTACTTTCTTCTCTAGCTTTTGCAAGTTTAGCAACCGCAGCTTCCATACCAGATTTAATTCTGCCTTCCATTTCTGAAACATAATCAGTATCAACTTTTGCTAATCTAGATTTTAATTTTTCTTGTTCAGCTAAAACACTTCTAGCATAAAGCGTTGCAGCTTCTTCTCTTCTTTCAGCTTCACGCATTTTTTTAGTTAGTTTAGCTATTCTTCTTTTTACTCCATCAGAATAATCTTCTAACTCTTTTTTCTTTTCCGTGTTTTCTTGAACAGCAGCAGACTCACTAGGTTCCGCAACTGTACCATCGGTGCTACCACCGTCTTCAAGTTTTGTTTCACGTTCATTTTCATATGTTTTATCCTCTGTTGATTGCTCTACAACATCGTTTTTCTTTTTTTCTTCTGGTATTTCTATATCAACACCAGGTCCCGATGTATCAATGTCAACCATTTTTTCTTGTTCTTGCTCTTGCATAGTTTCTCCTATGATTAATATTGATGAAGTATATCTTCAGGGTTTTCGATGGTTGCTAAAACTTCATCGTCATTTAGCAATCTAACTTCCCCTCCATCGATTTGTATTCTAGATCCAGCATATCTTGCAAAGACCACCCAATCACCTTTTTTGCACCAAGGTCCTTCGGGAAATTTTTCTTTGTCATAACAATGTGGACCCATGGATAATACTAATCCACAGGTTGAGGCCACTTGTTGTCTTTCCAAAGTCTCAGCACCTAAGAATAAACCACCTTTGGTTTTTTCTGGCATTTTAAATGGAAGAACTAACATTCTCCATCCTGTAGGCTTTGGTAATTTTTCAGATTCTTTTTCTTTTAAACGCTCGTATGCGTTTATCTCTTCTTCTTTTTCTTTTTTATATTTTTCTTCGAGCGCTAATTTAATTTTTGGTGGCGTCGAATTTGAGGATGTTGTCTTGTCCTTTAGTATCATTCTTTTGCTCCTTCGGGTTTAGCAGGTTAGAGATTTCCTGTGATATATATTGGTAGGCATGAGCCTGTCCCAACATATACTTGTATTTTTCCATGTTGTCAATACCACCTGCCATGATGTTATTGCCTATGGCTTGATATGCATCTTTTAGTCTTTTTTGTAATTTACTTATTATTTCTAGCTCGTCTAATAGCATCTTTTCCTTTCTTAGCAATTGATGCAACTTCGCTTTTACCCATAACTTTAGCTCTTTGTTCCATCACTGTTAGTATTTGTATTTTACGTGCAAAAGGTTTTTTAACTTTTTTAACCTTTGCAACAGTTTTTCTTGCATCTGTTGGTGTTGCAAATTTTATCTTAACTGTGTCTTTAGGATTTTCGTCTGTGTAGAG